ACACCGAAGTTAGAAGCAGGAACCATAACTACCCAACCATCAGGAATAAACTTAGTTAAAGAACTAGCCGCAGAAGTATTACCTTGATAAGCTGCATTGTATGTCCAGATAGGCACACCAGCGATAGTACCACGCAATTTCAAACCTTCTTTAGATTGTTGTTGTGGCAACAAGTCAACTAAGAAAGAAGAAGTAGTAGTAATCAAAGTGCTGATAACTGTAGAGAAAGAAGCATCTTTCTTAACTTGTTCCCAAGCGTTATCTGACATATAGATTTTGGTAATAGGTTCCCAAGCTGCATCCAACATTTGTTGTAAGTCAGCGATAGGAGATACAGTATTAGTACCGCCAGTAGAACCCCAAGCACGTTTACCGTTGCCACCGTTATCATTAATAACTGGTAAAGTAGAACCAGTAGGTAAAGTAACAGCAGTTGCAGTCAAGTTAGCACGGTTAGCACGACCACCATTTAAAGTAGCTGCATCAGTAGCAATGTTTGGTTCCAAGTCTACTAAAACAGAAGGGTGTCTGTCAGAAGTAGCAACATAAGAACCATAAAGCAAGATTTGAGAAGCAATCCACTCTAACAAACGGTCACGTTTAGCTTTCATAATAACCATGTTATCTTGCAAAGCTTGTGCGATACGACCAGCATTAGAAGTTGGTACAGAAATCTGTTCACCTACTCTACGAGCGCGGATGTTTCTAAAGTCAACTGTAGTTTTGTCTTTCCAGTAAGCTGGATAGAATACTTTAGTTTCATAGCCACGAGCTACTGTTGGTTTAGCTTGAACATCAGGAGCAACAAATACACCGATACGCAAATCAGGAGAAACTTTATCCAAGTTAATGGTTTCAGTTTCAAATGGTTGCATGATACCGAAGTTACTTTGCAATTCAGTTGGCGTAGGGTAGTTACGGTCTTCTAAAGTACCGTAAATTTCATTTAATTCATAAGGTGTAGCAAATCTAGGCATTATACTTCTCCAGTTTCCAAGAATGTTAAGGCAATCATTGAGCCTTCAACTAGTTTTTGTTTCAACAAGTTGGTGTTAGCACCAGCTGGAAAAACTAATTGGTCAGCAAAGAAATCACCTGCAATGTAAACAATACCTGCTTTATCAGCAGCACTAGCATCTACAGCATTTATCAAGATACCAGCTACTTTATTAACACCAGCATGAGCTTTCATTTTACCGGCAGCATCTGATTCTACTAAAGTGTATTGAGCCAAGTTTTGACCTGAAAGGACAGTACATGGTTTAGTTACTACGTCTGGGTCATTACCAGCAATAAGTCTTTTAGGTGTATATGTAAAAGTTTCAGCAGCCATTATTTAACTCCTTTCATTTGTTGAGCAGCAGCAATAATGTCAGACATTGAAAATGCTTGACCATCAATTTCTACTTTATGTTCTTCTTTAGCACCAACTACAGTTTCTTTAGAAACGGAAGCATCAGCACCGGTTGCGGTATCAATTGCAGTAGCAGTACCTACGGCTTCAGCGATAGCAGTAAAAATATCTACAGCATCATCTTTAGCAGTACCAGCAGAAATACGCTTAGTAACTTGCTCAGCAGAAACTTTTAAAGTTTGACCAGCAGCTAAAATGTCTAAACATCTTGCTCTTTCACCTTTAACAGCTTCGTTTACAGCGTTAGTAACACTAGCTTGCAGCGTAGCTAACTCCGTATCTTTAGCACTTAGTTGAGCTTTCAACTCTTCTAGTGTCATAACATCACCTCTTTGTGTTAATGAAACATTCAAATTAAGTACTTCATCCATTGAAGTTACGATTCCATCTATTAAACCTAGTTCAAGGGCTTTATTACCTAAGAAAGCATCTGCCTTCATAGAGTTAATACTGTCCAAGGACAAGTTAGGTCTGTTCTTAGCTACTTCGTTGTTAAACATTGCGTCTAACTCTTGTAACATGGCTGTGTATTTGTCAATAACAGCATTAGAAGTAGGTTCATGCGGGTTGTAAAGAGCTTTATCTTCTTTACTACGCAAAATTGTATAACTGTAACCGGCTTTTTCATCTGCTTTAGTTACGTCTACTAGGGACATGATAACCCCGATAGAACCAACTGTTGAACTTTCAGTAGCATAGACTTTCTGGGTGGCAGAGCCAATAGCATAAGCCGCTGAAGTCATAGAACCATCAGTAAAAGCAAAAGTTTTTACACCATATACAGAAGGTAAGTTATTGATAAAGTCAGTTAGTGCAAATAAGCCGGAAACCTCACCGCCTGGACTATCAATATAGAAACCTACTTTAGTAGCCCCATCATTAATAGCTCTAAGAGTAGAACTTTTAATACCTTCATATGAGGTAAAACCAGACTCACCAGCACCACCTTTTGCAACTAGACTGTCAAAAACACTAATAACTGCGGTTTTATCAGAAGCAGTAGCAGCTTTTTCAGTAGGCATAGCTACACCAGCAGATAATTTCTCACCAGCAAGTAGCTTTAAACTAACTTGTGAGGTGATAATATCTAACTTATCCTGACTAATAGCCAAAGGCGTGTTAATCAGTCTGGTTAAGATTAAATTGTGACTATTCATAAGACGCGCCTATAAAAATGATAGCCCTTTATACTCTTTTTTTAGTAGATTGTCAAGGGCTATCTGCAGATTACTTACTAAATTAACTACATACCAGCCGAGTTAGAGTTAGCTTCGATATTTGAATCTTGACCAGTATCTTTAACTACAGGTTCAAAACTAACACCAGCTTCTTTCTGACGTTTCTTATCTTCTGTAATCTCTTCTACTGATAGGTTACGTTCCTCAAGTTTACTTTCCCAAGTAGAGAAACCAGATTGTACTTCTAATAAGTCGGCTTGGGTATCTTTTAATTCATTAACACCATATCTACGAGGATACTGGAATACTGGATTTAGATTAGAGAAACTCTTACTACCATAGATTATCGCAAGTTCTTTAAATTTAGCACAAAGCGGAGCTAGACCAAGGTTGATAAGATAAAACTTATACATGAACTCTGCTTTAGTTTTCATATCAATAGATACTTGTTGTAAAGCCGAGAAACTAATACCAGTTAGGTCTCCTGTTAATACTTCGTAACTTAAACCAGCTGCTTGTGCTATTTTATGTAATTCAGCTTTAATAAGTTCAGGTAAGTTCGCCCCAATATCTGTACCTTGATAGAAAGCTATATCTTCACCTTTGTTAAGGTACTGTACGCCGCCTCCAGATGCTTGTGTAACCACTCTACGCTTACCAGTAGCTTGGTCAATATCATTAGGGTCAACAGCGTTAAGAGCAGAACCAACAGAAACAGCAGCACTAGGATTGGTATTACGAATAACCCATGAAATAGCTTGAGCAGCTTTTTGCTTTGCAACAGTAGCATCGGTAAGGTCGTCCAGTTCATAAAGTGGTAAAAGAATAGAAGCTAAAGTAGGTACTCCACGCCATTGACCTGGCCTATCCCTAACAAATATATGTAAAACCTCATCAGCAGGTACTTCTATTTTCTCTAAAGAATATAGATTGAACATATTGAAGTTAGGTTTCTTTTTACTAAAGAAATAGGTTTCTGGTTTAGAGTTATTAAACCTAATACCATTTCTAGTAGTTTCTGGGTCTCCATTAGTAAAGTTAGGGTCAAGATATTCTGCTTCAATGTTCTGGATAACTAAAGGTATGGTGTGTCCTTGGCGTTTCTTAATTAACATCCGGCAAAGAGCTTCTCCTGACTCGAACATTGCACCATTCCAAGCTTCTTGAGTATTCTCTAAAGTACCATACCCATCTAAATTAGGGTCTTTAGCGAATTCATCCCAAAGTGCCTGCATCTTTTTATTAACTTTACCATTGGCATCTTTCCATTTAATAGTAAGAGCATTTAGATTGATAAGGTTTTTAGTTTTAGCTACTTTAGCCCAGCCATTATTTCTAATAGCATGATGACTACGTTGCCATAATAAGTTAAGTTCACGAGCAGCTAGTAGGTCAGATTCTCCAGTAACTAAACCTTTTTGTTCCATTCTATAGTTAGTAACAGCTCCATCGAAAGCCTGTTGATTAACACGAGAGTAATAGAACTCTTCTGAGTCATATGGTAGTGTCATTATTAAGCCCTAAATTTAGATACAGTAAGTGGAATGTTAGACATAGTTCTGAACTTCATTTGAGGTTCAGTCTGTAAAGCAGCTAGTTCTTGAGTTAAATCAGCTTGTTCTGCTTTTAAAACATCATAAGTAATCTCTTGGTATTGGTATTGTCTGGCAAAATCCCCAGAACCTAACCTCAATTGAGTTATTCGTTTACCTGCTATTAAATTCTGTAAAGCAGCATTTACCGTAGTAAGGTCTGCCTGTACTTCTGCTATTGTTCTAGCCATTTGTAACTCCTATAGTTATGTAAATGTTTCTGATTGAACATGTAAGTGCTGCTCCAAAGCGGCCCAATGTATATTAGTGTAGTTTCTAATCTGAATAGCATAAGCTGCGTGTAAAGCCATTTTCTCACAGTCAATACCTTCTTTATGTTTACCTGAAATAAGTTTAAAGCCACCCTTTTGAGTATCTGTTTCAAAGGTTTTTCTACAAGATAATATCTGTTCTTCATAACCACCGTACATAGTCTCACAATGATAATGTCTATCACGATTACCTTTTAAATTAAAACGTCTTAATACTTCTTCGTGCGCTCTATAAGCTCCCATAGGAAATACATTAACACCCATAGTTTGAGCTAATGTTTTACGTTCCTGACTAGAAGAACCTATTTCCATCATATTAGGTTCATTAAAGATTTCGTAGTTATTGAATTTAAGTTCACCAATACCTTTACAAGCGAAGATATGATTATGTTTTAAACTCATTTCAGCTACCCAACGATAGACTAATTCAGCTGTAGCACCATCACCGGAGTCAATAGAAGCTGCTGATATTTTTAATGTCTTACCTTTACCTGCACCATGAGTCCAGTCTTGGAATATATAATCAGTTAATCTACCCCAGACACTATCTGAATAGTCTAGTACGTCTCCAAATATCTCTGTCCAATTAACTAACCATGAATTACCGTTTCTACCCCAAGCTCTAGTTACAATAGCAAATCTATTATGCTGAACGTCAATACCTGTGGTTAGTACTAAACCCTCATAAGGTACTACCATTTCAGGGTAGTTTAATCTTCTTGCTCTTAACTCATCTACATTTAGACCAGCATTTAACGGAACATAAGCTTCACCTTTAGAGTTATTAGTAAAACTCTTCATTAAACCTTCATGTCCGTTATCGTAGGCTACTTGTGCTTTTAGCTTCTGTTTAGCTAAGTTAATTAAACTAGAAGCTTCAAAAGGACTTAACAACTCATTAAAGGCGAACCCATAAATGTCGTCCACGCTAGGATTAGTAGGAACCCAACCCATATTATGTGAGTTAATAGCTCTTGTGACGTTAGCGTTCTTTTCTTCATTATTCCAAATACCTAAACAATGTGGACATTCATAGTAAGCTGTTTCTGGATTGTAAATCCCATAGAACTCATCTATTCGTCTATCTTGCCATTCATCATATTTTAGATTATCAAAACTAAGCGAATGGAATTCCTCACATAAATGGCAAGGAACTAGATATATCATTTTATTACTTTGTTCATAAGCTAAGTCTACTTGACTAAAGTCTTTATCAGTAGGTGTTCCGGCATAGACTAATTTACTGTCTGAAAATGATTTCATCCGCTGACGTAAAATAGCCATACCATCGCCTTGGTTATTTACATCTTTCTTTACACCATCTGGTTCTTCTACAATTACATAAGGTATAACAGATGACTTACCATCTTCAGCTGTACCTGCATTAGCTAGAACTAAGAAACCACCATCATAAGGTATATGTTTATGACTTACTTTAGCTAGACTTCCAATCTTTGCTTTAAGAGCTGGTGTGTGGGTAATATAAGGTACTAACTTTTCCTTGTAGAACTTCTGCGCTGAAGCTGCTCTTGGGAAAGCAATCATTATATTTCTTGGGTCTAGGTCAATTGTTCTACCTATCCAGTTGTTAATAGTTTCTGTCCAAGCAATCTGAGCTGACTTCTTACCTACAATAGAATGTATTTCAGGATTATCTAGGC